GTTGTTTGCCCCTGAACCCATACCGCCTGTGGCCGTTACCGCGGCCGACCAGGCGCGCAGATCCGCTACGGCGGCCGCGATTTCTTGGGCCAGTGTTGCGTCAGGCGTCACTGCGGCGGCGGGCATTTGCGCCATCAGCGCCGCCTGGCGCGCATTTGCGTCAGCCATGAGGGTGGCCAGGTCTTGCTGCACTCCGGCCACGTAGGTGGCGTATTCAATCTCGGTCTGGCTCAAGTCCTGAGCAGCGGCCACGAACTGGCGGGCGATGTCGGGCAACTGCTCCATGGCTGCGGCGTCACCGCTGCGCGCCGCCGACAGGGTGCTGCCGTAGGTCTGCTGCAGCAGGGAGAAGCGCTCGGTGGGGCTGTTGGCTGAGAACTCAGCGGAGAAGCGCAGATCGTTCAGCAGCTCCTGGATACTCTGGCCGAAAGCCGCCGTGCTGGCTGCAGATTGCCTCAACAGGCCGCGCAGGCGCTCCAGCGAGCTGCTGTAACCGTCGAACACGTTTTGCCGGGCCTGCAGCACGCGCTGATTGGCCTCGGCCACATCGGAGCGCATCGAGCGCAGGGACGCGGCCACCGTTTGCACCGCGTCGCGCGCGAAGCTGTTGGTCAGCGTGGTGACTTCCTGCGTGATCGAAGCAAACGCGCCGCTGAGCTGGATGAGTGTGGCGGCCGCCTTGCGGCCGGATTCGGTGCTCAGGTCTTGCGCCTCTACCAGCGCTCGGAAAGCGGCGCGCGTGGTGGGCAGGGCCAAGCCCAGGCCGCCCAGGGTTTCGGTGAGCTGGGCGGTGACGGCGGCGGTGCGCTCGGCCTCGCTGAAGAATTCCTGGTAATAGGTGCTGGTGGCCTGGGTGAAGGCCTCGAGGCCGCCGAAGGCATCGGCCAGTTGGCTGGCCAGGTCGGCGCCGGCCAGGCTGGTGGCGTACAGGTTCAGGCCCAGCAGCTCGAGCGCGGGGTTGATGGTGCTCAGGCTGCTGGCCAGGCGGGTGAGGGTCTGGACGTTGGTTTCGCCGGCGCGGGCGTAGCTGGTACCGCTGGCGGCGATGGTGCGGGTGACTTCGCTGACCTGGGTGAGGTAGCCGCGAAGGACGGTTCCGCCCTCGGTGTTTTCCCAGTCCTCTACCGTGGTGGTGATGGACTCGGTGACGGTGCGGCTGGCGCCCAGCACGAAGGCGGCCAGGTCTTCGTTCGCGGCGGCCAGCGCTTCTTCCACCTTTTTGGCGGCCTGCTCGGGCGTGAGGCCATCGAGCTTGATGCCGCGCGTGCCGATGTCGTTTTGCGTGATGTCGGTGCCGAGTGTGGTGGTGAAGCTCTTGACGGCGGTGCTGCTCAGGCCCAGGGCTTCGGCCATGCTGGCGGCGTTGGTGCGCAGGGCGTTGAAAGCGCTCTGGATGGCGGCACTCTCCGTGCTGGTCTGGCGGTTGACCATGCTGTATTCAGGGCCGCTGAAGAGCGTGCCGCCGCGGCGCTGCAGGTCGTAGCTCTGGATGTCGCCTTCGCCGAGCGTGCCGGTCAGGCCGCCGCCGACGATCCTTTTGGAGCGGAAAGCGCCCACCGCGTTAAGCACGGCCAGCGCAGCAAGCACGTAGGGCCCGGCGGCTGCAGCGTTGGCCATGAACCCAGAACCAGCACCTGCGGCGGCGCTGCTGGTGGCCGTGACGCCGGCGGCGCCAAAGCCGCCGGTCTGTGCGGCCAGCATGGCGGCTTGCGAGCCGGCTGCAATGTTGGTGGTGCCGATGGCCGCGCCATAGGCAGCGCTGCTGCCGAAGATCGATGACCCGATGGCCGTGCCGATGGCGTTGCCCATGGCTGAGCCGGCGATGGCGTTTCCACCTGACATGCCCAGCGCGGAACCAATGGCGGCCTGCGTGACGCCCACTACGGGATTGACCACCGCCTGAATGATCGGCCGCAGCACCATGCTGCGGAACAGGCCCTTGATGTATTCCCAGGCGCTCTTCCCGCCTTGCATCAGGGCGTCAGTGAGGCTTTGGCCGATCTGGTCGGCGGTGCGCTGCCAGTCACGGGCGGCATCTTCGGCGCTGCGGCGGTTGGCTTCGCGGGCAGCGCTGCTGCCGATGAGGTTGGCCAGTTCCTTGCGGGCGTCGATCTCGCGCTGCACGGCCAGGTAGGGCTCGCTGTCCTGCTGGTACTGCGCCTTCTTCTCTTCCAGCCGGGCGATCGTGACGAGCTCCAGCGCTTCGGCCAGGCTTATGTTGAGCTGGCCTGCCAGGTCGGTGGCCTTGGCTTCGTCTTGCAGGCTGGTGATGCGGTCTTTGACGCTGGCCAGTGAGGCGGCGGTGCGGGCAGACTCAGTGGCCTGGAACTCGGCAATGGCACGGTCTTCGGCGCGGCGGGCATCGGCTCGGGCATCGGCTGCGGCCTTGGCGGCTTTCAGGGCCTCTTGCTCGGCCTTCACTTGTCCTTCGGTGGCGGCCAGGTCTGCCACCTTGCCGTCCAGCACAGCCTTTTGCGCGGGGGTGAGCTTGAGCAGGCCCGAGGCGTAGTCCTGGTCGAGCTTGATTTTTAGGCGCTGGGCCTCGGTGAGGGCTGTGCCCTGCGTTAGTTCGAGCTGGCCGGCGCTGATGCGTTCCTCGATGCTCACGCGCAGCTTGTCATAGGCCTCTTGCTGCTTGAGCAGAGCCGCAGCGGCATCCTCCGCAGCCTTGCGGCGGGCTTCTTCGGCGGCGATATCCCCAGCGGATCGAAGGCCTGGCACGAAGCCGCGATCTTCGCGGGCGCGAAGGTTTGGCCCTCCCAAAGCTGCGTCCAGCGCGGTGCGGGCTTTGACGGCTTCGCCTTGCAGCTCGCGCAGTTGGTTGGTGGCGTCCGAGAGTTCCTTCTGCAGGGTGGAGCGGTTGAAGCCAGTGACGTTGGGGTTGCTGAGCCGCCTTTCGAGCCGCGCGATTTCTTCCAGCTTGGCCTGGATGCGGGCGTCTTTGAACTGCGACACCAGCAGCGTGAAGAACCCGGAGAGCACGCCGCCGTTGGCGCTAAATTTCATGAACGTGGAAAGCGTGTCATTCAGCGCGGGCAAGAGGTCTGACACCAGGGCGCGGGCAGCGTCGGTGACGTTGGCGCCGAGCATCGACATCTGCTTGTTGAAGCGCTCAGCCTCAGCGGCTTGCTCTTTGGTAACGCTGGCATTCAATTGGCCAGCCTCGGCCAGGTCATTCAGGAACGGTGCAGCCTCGCGCACGCTCTTGCCGAACAGCTCCTGCGTGATGCGGGCCTTGTTGGCGTCGTTTTCAAACCCGGCCAGGGCCACGGCCGTCTGGCGCAGGGCCTCTGCCGGGTCCAGCTGGCGCAGCTTGGCGGCGCTCAGGCCGATGGCTTCCAGGGCGATGCTGGCGCCGTTCTTGCCGTCCGCTTCCTTGAGCTGGGCGTTGAACTTGACCAGCATGCCGCCCACCTGGTCAAGGCTGGCGCCGTTGCGGCGGGCCACCTGGTCGAGCTTGCTGATTTCCTCGATGCTGGCTCCGGTGGCGTCTGCCAGGTCGTTCATGGCGTCCACGGCGTTGACCGTCTGCCGCACGAAGGCCACCAGGCCGCCCACGGTGAGGGCGCCGGCCAGCGTGGGGGCCAGGGTGGAGAGCGCGTTGCGCACGGTGTCCACCTGGCCGCTGAGCTGGCCCATGCTGACGCCCACGCGCTGCAGGCCGCTGGTGACGGATTCCGCGCCCGCTAGGCCGATCTTGATGCCGATTTCGCTGGTGGCCATGCCGTTACCTCAGCGGGCTGACGCGCGCAGCGGGGGGCTGGGCGGCTTGCTGTTCGTCGCGCTCGCGCTCGCGCTGTTCGGCCCACACTTCCAGCGTGGCGCGCTCAGCGGCCTGGATGCCGCGCCAGATGTCAGGCCGGGCTTCGCGCTCGATGTCGGGCTGCTCGTCCAGGTGGGCGCGCACGCCAGCGTAGTCAAGCCCTGTGGGGCCGGCCATACCGACACGCCATTGTGTGTTGACGCCCTGCCAGCATTCCCATGCCTGCACGTTGTCAGGCCACAGGTATGCGGTGTGCTGCGGCTGGGTGTCAGTGTCGTCTGCCCCCAGGCCCAGGCCGGCCAGGGCAGCGCCCCAGGCAGTGCCGGCGTCAGGGAGCGAGGGGCGGTCATGGTTGCTGGTCTCGGCGATTTCGCGGGCCAGCGCGGCTAGTTTTTTTCCTTTGCGCCCACTTCGCTTAAGTAGGTGCGGAAGGCCACTACGCTAACGCCGGGAATGCGGCACAGCTCGCGGTAGGCGGCCTCAGAAAACGGCAGCGGCTTGTCTTCGGCGTCGCGCACGCCCTGCCAGTCTTCGATGACTTCGAGGAGGAAGTCCACCACGCTGGTGTCGTCGCTGCTCGGCCCGAGCTTGGCCTTGATCTGGTCTTGATCCAGGCGGGTGCAGGTAAGGGAAAAATCGAAGGGCTGGTCGCGGCCCTCTTCGTCTTTGATGGTGCCGCGCACCTTAAATTTGAGCTTGTTGCTGACGATGATCTTGATTGCCATGAGATGCCCGAAGTTGCAAACATCGCCCGAGGTGTGAGGGAGCGCGGCGGGCACGTTCGGGGCCGACGTGCCAGGCCAGCCGGGTAGGCTGAGCCCTGCCGCGCTGATGGGCCCAGGCGGGCCGCCACTGGCAGCCCGCCTGTGGATCAGCGCGCTCAGGCGTAGGTGATGAAGCGCCCCAGCAGCGTGATGGCCGCGTTGACCGTGTTGGCCTGGTTGCGGTTCAGCGCCGGGGCCTCAGACACGCTCATGTAGCCGTATCCGTAGCCGGCGGCGCCGCCAGAGAGCTGCAGCTTGAAGGCGCACTTGGTCAGGCCGCGGCTGATGTCCAGCATGGTCTGGTAGTTGGCCAGGGCCGGGTCGTGGCCCAACTGCATCGTCATGCTCATGGCGTTAAAACCGGTGGGCACGTTGATGTCGTTGCGCTTGGCAAGCGGGCTCACAGTCGTGAAGCGCGCATCACCGCCGTTGGTGCTGATGGACAGCACCTGCGGCACCTCCACCCAAGAGCTGATCTTTTGCGCCGAGCCTACGCCGGCGCCGGCCGCGTAAAAGCTGGTGTTGGCGGCGTTCAGGCCCAGCAGGCTGAAGGTGTCAGCGGTGAGTTGGTCGGCCCTGAACACCGTGTCGGTGGCGTCCTCCCAGCCAGAGGTGAACAGCAGTTCGTCGTTGTCGGCGTAGCCGTGGGCCACGCTGGTGGCCACAGCCGGGTTGGCGTTGGTGACCGCGGTGATGGTCTTGGCGGCGGCAAAGGTGGTGCTGAAGTAGATCTTCGAGCCTTCGGGGAAGTAGTAAGCCATGATGGCGTCCTTTCAGTGGATCAGGGGGTGAGCGAGTGGGTGACGGGTTCAGAACGTGGCGGCGGCCACGCGCTGGCGGGCGGTGAAAACGAAGGTGGCGCAGACGGTGTTTTCGCCATCGGCGTCGAAGTCATAGGACACAGACTGCGGCTGCAGGGCGATGACGGCGCCGCCCAGCGTGGGGTCGGCCATCAGCTTGGCGTAGACGGTGGACACCAGGGCGTCCACCGCCACGTCAGGCGCCTGGCCGGCAGTGGCGCGGGCGTAGCACTCCACGCCGATGCGCGTGTCCCACGTGATGGGCTGGCTGCTGAGCACCGAGGCCTCGAGCACCTGGCTGTCCACCGGGCGCACCACCACGGCGGTGCTGGTGCTGGACGACACCGGGCGCAGCCGCACGCGGCCGACGTTGGCCACCGCAGGCGCGGTGCCCAGGGCAGCCACGACGGCGGTGATGGCGGTGTTGACGATGCTCATGCGCGCTCCAGCATCAACACGCTGACGCCCGTGCCGTCAGGCTCGTGCGCCGCCACCGTGTAGGCCACGGCGTTGACGCTCACGGCCTGGCCCACAGGGTCAGCCGTTACGTCAGCGGTGCGCAGGCGCAGCGTGGGCTGCGTGCCGGCCATGCCGATGCCGACCGAGCCCAGGGCGAAGCCGTTGTCGAAGATCCCGCGCACGGCTGCGCCGTTCACGGTGCAGGCCACCGCGAAGTCAGCGAAGAAGGGCGCGAGGTCTTCGGTCATGGCTGGGCCTGGGCTGGGCTTGTCGTCTGGCCTTTAGGCTCAGACGGTCAGCGCGTCCACCATCGTGGCGAAGCTCACCACGTTGCGGAGTTGCACGTCCACGTCTTGCAGGGCCACGACGCGCACGGTGCCGGCGGTGCTGCCGGTGTACGGGTCCACCATCAGGTCCAGGCTGCCCCACATGCCGATCACCAGGTCAGCGAAGTTGCCGAACACGATGGCCGAGCAGGTGGAGCCCGAGGTGCCCTTGACCAGGTTGGACGGCACGGCGTTGGTGACGGCGGTGCGGTAGCCGTTCATCGGCGTGTCACCGTCATCCCACACGAAGCCGTTCTGGCCCGACACCTTGCTGGTGGTCTTGAGCTTGCCGCGCACGCGGGCGTTGGTCAGGTAGCCCAGGGTGCCCACATCGGCGTTGGCAACGGCGACGTCGGATTCCAGCGCCACGATGTTGGCCCAGGTGGGCGCTGCACCGTTGGTGCCGCCGATGACGGAGGCCGTCACGCGGGTGAGGATGCCGCTAGGCTGGTTGCTGGCGCCGCTGCCGTTGATGGCGGCTTGCTGAATGGCCTGGCCCAGGATGGTGGCCAGGTCGTTCTGCACCATGGCTTCCACGTCGATGCTGGATTGCAGCAGCAGGCGGCGGCTGATGTCGGTGAAGGCGCCCACCGTCTTCGGGCTCATGGTCACCTGGGCGATGGTCTGGTCGCTCTCGGTGGGGGCGGTGTTCTCAGCCACCCAGTAGGCAGTGCCGGTGCCGCTCAGGCGCGGGATGGCGATGTTGCCCACCAGGCCCGTCAGCATGCGCGTGCCCATGCGGTCAATGACCATCGCGTTGCGCAGCGCGTCGATGAAGCTGCCGCCCAGCAGCTCGGTGGCCACCAGGTTGCCGCCGGCCGTGGCCGTGGTGACGTTCAGGTCACGGCGCTGGACTTCGGTGGGCACCATGAAGCCGCGGGCCTGCTTGCCCAGCTTGGCGGAGGTCGCTTCGGAGCACTCGCGCTCGAAGGCTGCAGCGCGCTGCGCGGCGGCGTCGCCCGGGTTGGCCAGGGCGTTGATGGCGCGCATCATCGAGTAGCGCTTGGTTTCGCGCTTGTCCAGGCCGATGTCGGCCGTGGGCATGGGCTTGCTGGAGAGCTTGGCGATGGCCTCAGCCTGGAACTGCTCAGTGGTCAGGCCGCGCTGAATGGCGTCCAGCGCCATGTCGGCGCCGCCGGGCAGGCCCTTGGCGATCTTGGAGATTTCGGCGGCGTGGTTGCGCTCGGCCACGGGGGTGGTGACATCAGACATGATGTGGTCCTTCGAGGGTTGGGGTTCGGGTTCAGTCGCTGCCGCTCTGGCTGCGGGGCCTGCGGCGGCCGGGAGGTCTTGTGCATCGGTGCCTGCATCCAGGCTGCGGCCGATGCCGACCGTGGGGTCTGCTGGCACGGACACCAGCGACACCTCGAAGGGCTCCCAGTCGGTGACGCGGTAGGTTTCCACACCTTCCTTTGTCTCGACCAGTTGCGCCTTGTGGATCATGTAGCCGACGCTG